GTACATTGCTATACATTCTTAAAAACTCCATAAGTCTTGAAGAAGTCTTAAAATACTGACTTTCATACCAACCATACTGAGAGGTATCACCTGTAAGTTCTGTTTGATATGTTTGTAAATAGGTACTTATTTTATTTAAATATGTAGTAGCTAATTCTACATCTTCATCAACAATATAGTCACTTGCAATATTAAACCATTTGTTAATATTAATTCTATCTGATTCTGTATTAACATCACCGCTAGCGTCTATATTAGTTAAATTTGTAGCTCCTGTAGGTTTATCTA